CAAGTCAATGGTTCCTCCGTACTTGTGAGCCTCGTTTACAAGCTGAATCTCCGTGGCGACTTTTTCAAGGTTCTGGCCATCCCACCAATCTACAAATTTGTTGTAGCACAAAAGAGCCTTGTCAATGTCCTCCTGTCCATAGTCGGATAGATCGGCCACTTGATTATTCAAGAAGCACTCGATAAGGAAATGGGCTATCGTGCCAATGTCTGCGGCCTTGTCGCGTTCCTTGCGGTAGTCCTTGCCTTCAGTTCCTAGTTTCCATGCCCAATGAAGCAATGCGCTTGCATCGTCTCCAATCTTGCAGATGGTTGAACCTCCGGGGACTTTCGTGCCATCGGATAGGTGGTAGGTTTGGTGTGGAGCGTTGCGCTCTAGTTTTACTGTTTGCATTTTTGTGTTTTTGTAAAGTCTCTATATGCGGCGATGTTTTCTTTCACCTTGTTCGTCCAATAGTCAACAGCCTCCTTGTTGGTTCTGCGCGACCTTTTTCTCCAATGTGACCTAATGGATCTTTTTAATCCTGCTTGGCAGAGGATATATGTTTTCGTTTGGATGTTTACTTTGTTCATATAGTTTATGCGATTAAAAGCATTTGAGTATCAACCAATGCGCTTGCATCATATCTTTTTGTTTCTCCCTTTGGGTAAGGTTGCATTTGATAATTTAATTGTTTTTTCATTTTTCTTTTTTGTTTATTGCTTCCAATAAAATAAATGTAGCGATGTTTTTGCGATCTCTCTTCCCTGTATAGCAAGTCCCCATATTTCTCTCTCATCTTTTGTGATCGGTTTTCTTGCCCTCTAAACTCATCTCCTATTGAGCAATGATGAAGATCGCCCTTTCCTTTTACTTTCCAATCATACATCTTTGATGTGATGCCAGTATAAATAAAATTGGTTGCTTGGTACACATAGCCTATATGTCCATGACCTGTATCAGCATAGCTCACAATAATTTTAGGTCGAGGCAAAAGATTCATGGAATTTGAAATCAATCTCCCTGCTATATTTTTATCGTTTTTGCAACACAATCTATTTAGCTCAAGCACACAAGATTCCCATTCTTCACCGCACACTCCAGTTCTTAAAGTTGAACTTAAAGGAACCCCGTATGTCACAACCCCTATAAGGCAATTGCCGTCATATGCTCCAAATGCATAAGATATAGGTGGCATTCGCTTTGCGTAATGTTTTTTCAAAAGCCAAGGCTCCGCATCACGAAAAGTAATTTGATGAACGGCCCATTTCATCATTCGTGTTCTTGAACGTCCTCGTAATCAACAGAGCGTCCACATTCGCATTCCCCCGGCTCACAATAGCCCCCCTCTGCTGGCTCTGCATCTTCCATTCGACCGCTCATGTTCTTAGGCTCCTCGTAGGGATATACTTTCACTTCAAACGACTCCTCGCATTCGGGGCAGTCATAATCGACTTTGTATGGTTTCATTGTTTTTTTGTTGTTGCGAGGATGGTGATTCCTCTTGTTCGCCCCTAGCTATACGAGGCGGTGATTTCGTGGTCAAATCTTTTTTTGAGAAATCTTCATGCCCCTTCTAAGGGCTTCTGCGATGAACTCTGCATCTGAAAAGTCTTCTATTCTCTTTACAGTTCTGTTTTGAACTTGTTCAAGTGCAGTTGCCCATCGCACATTACTAGGCTCGTAATCTCCCTTGGGGTTGATTCTGTCCAATGAATGCAACTTTGATGGCCTTCTTCCAACATCTTCAAGGAAATTCATAAACTTTCCTCGTCCCTTCCACCTTTCGCAAACCCTTATTCCATTGGAATAATAATGGATATAGTTGTGCCCACTTGCATTTGGAGAACAACGGTTATTCATCCCTCCCCAAATTTGATATTCTGGATATTTCTTCCAGTTCTTTTCTTTCATCAAGCAACCACAACTTTTCTTTGTTGATCGTGACAATGCGTGTGATGCCGCTTCACATATATTGCCGCAAGAACACCTGCATTCCCATACAATAGATGTTCCACTTCGCTTATCAAGTGCCCTTATTGCCGTTAGCCTATTAAATGTTTTTCCAGTTAAATCCTTGTTGCTTGTTTTACGAGTCATAGTTGGAGTATAGCTGGCTTTGTTCGCACAGCAAGTCCCAATCACCACCATTTTCTCCATCTTTATTATTTGCTCCAAGCATTCCATTTTGAGAAATAAACACTTGACACAAAAGCGCAAGTGCATCTGCCCTATCGGGAGAGTTTCCTTTCGTTCTTTTCTTCAAGTCACGCTTGCTCTCAAGTAATGTTTTTTCATTTTTTAATGAGTATATCCTGCCGCAAAGCTCTCTTGCCGTTTGGTCATCAAGACCCCTAATGCTTTCAGACATTATCAATGTCTTGATCTGCCCCCACAATTGGCTTACGCGATTTGCATATACAGCCTTCCCTTGTCTATTGTCCTCAACGCTAATTGGATCTTCTGTGGCAGAACCTCCAAAACTCACGCGATGGAATCCAACCTTCCACCTTTGACTTATGATGTCGGCTATGCCAGCACCAGCACCCGTGGAATCCAAGGCAAAGTTCTCTGGTTTAACTCCACGCTTGTTTAGCTCTTCAATAGTTTGATCTGCCACTTGGTAAAATAGGGGGATTGATTGATCCTCCATTAGATTTAGGCGAATGGTTTCGGTCAGTAGCATTATTAAATTTCCATTAACATCCCTTCCAACTTTTGCGAATCGCAGTATGGCATCATCACCATCTGACGTAAATGCAGGGTCTAGTGCGGCTATTGTTTCAAGCCCACCTCCTTGCCAAACAATGCTCTCCCTTGCCTTTCCTGCTTCAATCAATGAGGAGTCAATAATTGTATTTCTTGCTCCAGCCGACGACCAAGTTCCCCGACAATACATGGCCCACTCCATTGATCCTCTACCAAAGTTCTTTTCAATGGTGTCAATGTTTTCTTGACCGAATAAATACGGGTAAAGCGTTTTTCCTGCCTTTACATTTGGCGACCGTAATCCATCAAATCTAATGCATACGCCTGTCTTTGTTTCCCAAAACTCATCATCATCTCTTAATGAGTTCCACCCCATTTTAGGTTCGCAGAATAGGCCGTGAGGATCAAAATGCGAAGAGGCATTTGCCAGTGCAACGAAATGATAAAAATCAGTTCCAACAGCTAGGTTGGCCCTCGCTGAAAATATTGCCGGGTTACTGGCGGCGGCTTCATCCACGCAAATAATCATCCGTGGCAAGTGAACACCCTGCAATTTTCCAACTGCTTGTTCAATAGCTCCAGAGTCAACAGCCAATGCAATGATTGCGCTTCTGTCATCCCCTTTTTCAAATTGGATCTTTGTTTGAGAATCAACAACATTAAGTCCAAACAAAGGCACAACTGGCCTTGCAAACTTCATCATCTCTGCCCAAATGCGACCACGCAAGGATGGAACAGTTGTTGAAGTGAGAGCCACACGGGTTCCCATTGGCTTTGCCAAATACTCCACCAGCGACAATAGCGTGAATGTGAATGTCTTCCCTGCCGCCGCACATCCCGTGACTCCGATCTCGTTGTGATTAGTCCAAGCCCATAGAGCTAGTTCGTTCCAATCGTTCCACCTAGTCATGACATCGGGCCAGAGCATACCAATGCAATGCTTGATATGCTGTCCACGACTCAAGCCAGAGAATCGGCTTGGGTCATGGTTAGCCACCATCAGCAACTCAATCTCTAGTTGAGTTACCTTCGGGAACTTGCTGACATCCAGCCCGTAGGTCTGGAGCTTCATGGATTAAAGCCCCTTCAGCTGATTCCTGATCGAATCAAGCGCAGACTTCGGCTTGCTGGAAGACTCCTCATCAGAAGAGGATCGGTTAATCCTTGGCTGGACACTAGCCGCTTGCTTGGCACGGGTCTTGTATTTGGCAAGCTCTGCCTCAACCTGCGATAGCTTGTCAACCGCATCCTTCGCAATGACTGCAAGGAACGGGGCAATAGCCATGTCGTTCTTACTGGCAGTCCCAAGGAAGATATTCTTTGCGGCGGCAAACCTTTCCTCAACCATCTTGTTTGCTTCATCGTCATCCCCCTTGCGGAAGAAATCAGACTGATTGGAAAGATGATTAGCAACGCGATCAAAATTCTTTGTCAGCTTCTCATTAAAGGAATTCCTTTCATTCTCCTCCTCTTGAATCAAGGCTTGGTTGGTGGAACGATAGTTTTCAATAGCAGACTCAAGCGATCCCCGCTTTCTATCCGCATCATTAATAAGTTCAAGGAATTGACTAGCGGCGGCTCCACCCCCAAATGCTTCGTCAATAAACTCAATTCGCTCCTTGCCCTTCAACGAAAACGCCCTTTCTGCGATCTTGGCATCATCTGCCATCTCTTGTGCATAGGCTACGGCATTCTGAATGGCTTGCTCATAGGGAGCTTGGAACTTGTCGCGAAACTTGGGAGACTTCTCAAATGCAGTCTTCTCAAGAGTGGCTTCCATCTCCTCCAGCTTGCGCTGATACTCAGAAAGTTTCTCCTCCTTGCCCTTGGCCTCTAGCTCATAAGCCTCTGCCTTCTTGCGAAGCTCTGCGATATTGTCCTCCTTGGACTTCTTCTTTGGCTTCTCATCCAAGATAGGATCTTCATCTTTGGACAAATCAAGGTCATCAATCGACAGGTCAGCAAGGCTCTTCTTCTCGACCTTCTTCTCCTGCTTGGGTTCCTCAATTTCATTTTCTCCACCCTCAAGGTGCTTTAGGAATTCCGATGAAGTCATCTCCTGCACCTCTTCAATGCCCTGTGGCGTTTGCTCGACTTGCGAGTAATCAACCTTGGGAATCTCTGGTGCTTTGAATCTCTTGCTAATGTTATCCTGCCAAGAATCAACTGGTGCTTCTGGCGTGGTTGCTACGATGGGGTCTGCTGGTTGTGTGTTGGTTTCGCTCATATTGGGTTAAATTAAAATTCGCCTTGGTAGGTTGGTGTAATTGGTGCTAGTTCATCGTCGGATTGAACCAGAGCCAAGTTAGCAAGATCACTCCAAGCAGAAGCCCTGCCGCAATCCCAACCAAAAAGGACATGGGAGTTGTTTGCAGATTGTAGAAGTGAGGGGCCACTTCCGATTGTCTTTGCCATTGTTTGACTTTCCAGAAGGGCAAGTGCCTCTTGCATGATCGGCTGGTTAAGTAGTTCAGCAAGTGCCGTGGCATTCTTTGGGTCTTTTCTCCACTCATTGTATGTCATTTCATTAGTTCAGTTAGGGATTAATAATTACTCGCTTTCTTCCTCCATGTCGATAGCCTGTGCGTCTCGTATGGTTTGAATCAATAGCTTGTGAGCTAGGGCAAGTTCGGAATCCTTTCCATGAAAGGTTCTGTGATACATATACCTATCATAGATCAGAGCCACAATTTGCTCCGTTGCCTCTAGCTTTCCTTGATCGAATGGGTTCATTTTGATATGCGTCGGATTTCTCTCTGCAAATACCAAACTGCTTTGGTTAGGTCTTCAACTTCGGTAGCTTTGTTTTTATATCCAGCCCGTGAGATATACTTTACGGCATTACCGCGATTAAAGTTCATGCACTCGGTGATGGTGATTATCTCAACAGGATAAATATCCTTGTAGTGGCTTGGGTTGATGGGGTCATTAGCCCCATCATTCGTGGTGGTCATTGGTTTTTATTTTGGTGTTTTACTGGGGAATGTTGGTAATTATGCCTCTTCTATAAAGCTCGTCAAGCAATTCTTTATCAGAAAAATTTTGAATCGACCCAAACTTTCTTCTGTTACAGGCTTGAACTTCCCTTGTTGCCCATCGAACATTTCCAGCTTCATAATTTCCATTTACATTTATTCTATCAAGTGAATAAGACGGATCTGGCCTTTTACCTACATGGGAAAAGAATTTTTCAAATCCATCTTTTTTGTTCCACTCATCACAAACTCTTATTCCGCGATCAAAATATGCTCTTTTTACTGCAATATCTGTTTCTTTGCCAGAGCATCTTCGCCGCATTCCAAGCCATGCGTTATATTCTGGAGTGCGTGATCTTCCATGTTTTACAGATATTGTTCCAGATTTAACTTGCTCTCTATGCAGGCATCCGCAACTTTTGTATATGCCAGTAGATAATGCGCTATGAGTATATTTAATGCGACTTCCGCAATCGCAAATACAATTATATGACCACCTTTTATTCTTGGAAATAATTTTTAATTTTCCAATTTTTTGACCAGCTAAACTTGTTTTATTTGTTATCAAGGTGCTGTGCTTGCGTATTTAGAGGCCAGCTTAACCTTATCTATCATTAGCTTTTGAGCAACTTGCTTATCCTTTAGGGCAAGCTGGTGTTGCATCTTTTGCTGTTTCAGCATTGCGTCATTCTGGAACTTGGCTTGATCCAACTCGATCTTGTTCATAGCCACCATCATTTGAGGAGTTTGTTGAGGTTGCTGTTGCTGTTCCATCATCGCCTCCTGCTCGCGCTCCTGCAAGTCCTGCGCCATGCTGTTAATCTGATCGGTAATCTTCATAAGCTCACCAACCTGCTCGTTCATGTTATCAAACTGCTCCTTGCGGGTAGGATCATTCTCCATATTCTGAAGGTGAACCAGCATATGCGGCAATGCGGCAGACATGATCTGTGCCGCTTGGCGAGGATCGACTTGTTGATCTTGAACGCCTTGAACAATCTGACCAGCAAATTGCAGGTGGACGTTAAGGTGAACAAAGTGGTTTTGGTCAGGATCAACGATGACTTGACCTCCGCTCTGGAACGCATTGTTCTCAAGCGAGGCAATAGACATATCGTTTCCATCTGGTTTAGTCTCTTCGGGGATACCAAAGGTATCAACGCCAGTCTGCCCAGCGATAGCCGCAATGTTGGCGTTAATAACACGCTTGCGGTTCGACTCTGGAAGCTGGGGAAGGTATTGCCCAATAAGCTCCATAGCTTGCATACGGGCGGCAGACGATCCCTGCCCAATGCTACGGGTCGCCTTGACTGAATCAATGTCAATCATTGCGGCGGCTGGCACTCCACGCTTAATGCAAGCCTCTTGGAAGGCAATGGCCTCTGGCCCTCCATGATCTTCCTCTACGATATTCGGATTAGCCAAGCGGCGATAAACCTCTTTGTAGTGAAGGTCAAGTGACTGAAGGTAGATTTCTGCACGGGTATTAGTGAGTCGGCTCTTTTCGCCAATCTCAATCTCAACTTCCTTGTTACTCTTCTTCCTTCCACTACCAGATACAGAAGGCATATACGATCCAGTCTGATCGGCTTCCTGCCCTTGGAACATTTGAGCAACTGCCATTGCCGCTTGCAGATTGGCAGTCGTGTTGACCTGCACTAGATTGAGTCCGGGGGGAAGAATGCGATAAGGCCCAAGCTGGATTGTCTTCAATCCCTCTGCATCCTTCGCAGAATTAGGCTGGAACATGGTAGCACCAGAAAGAATTGCGCCCTCAACCGTCTGGTTGTTAAGGCGATTCATTGCCTCTGCCCAAGGATATAGAGCCTGTCCTAGCCCACGAACGCCATGATAGTATCCATTGCCAACGCCATTAAGGAACACCGTAAAGGCATTAGAGAACTTCTTGTAACGGCTAGGAACTTCACAAAGGAATTCCGTGCCATTCAAACGATCAAAGATGTAGTG